CGGAGCTTTAGGCGCCGCAGGTACAGCCGCAGCAGGTGCCGGAGCTTTAGGCGGTGCTGCGGCAGGTGCCGGAGCTTTAGGTGCAAGCACCGCAGCTGGTGGCTTAAGTGCCGGAGCGTTAGGAACCTTAGGAGCTGGCGCTACTACAGGCTCAGCGTTAGGTGGCGCAATGGGCGCAGGTACCGGACTAATGGGTACAGGTGTAACAGGTACACTAGGCTCTGGAGCGCTTAGCGCTACAGCCGGCGGCGCCATGGCCCCCACAGCACTAAGCGCAGGAACAACAGCGCTTAGTGCAGGAACAAGCGCCGGGGCCATGGCGCCGAGCGCTATGGGCACAGTGGGAGCTATACCAGGTACTAGTGCCACAGCGCTAGGCGGCACTATGGGTGGTGGCTCGGGAGTAGTCGGTACTAATATGGGCGGCAACCTCGCGTCTAACCTACCTAACAGCGGACCTTCTCAATCGCTAATGTCACAACTTGGAGATGCTGGTAATAAGTACTTTGCAGAAGAAGCTAAGCAAGTAAAGAGCCTAATGGACTTTAGTAACTTTAGTAATCAGCCTATTGACACTATAGCGAGCAAGGTGAAGACGTTAGCTAATCTAGGTCAAAAGACCGGATTAATGGGTGGGCCCTCAAATCAACAGCCTCCACCTCAACAACCAATACAAGCGGCTCCGCTACCACCAGCTAACGCTCAGCTAGCACCACTACCTGGGCCACCACCTGTGCAACCGATGATGCTACCTAACTATGGACTAATGCGATGAGCGAGATGATTGATCAGTTCTTACAAGAACAACAGCCAAGGTATGATAACTTCTTCAGTGAGATTCTAGCGGGTAAAGCACCTACTAGAACTGACACAGGTATAGCTGGATTTATGCAGCAAGTGTCTACACCAGAGGCTACGCAAGCTCTAGCCAAACAAGACCCTCAAGGTTTCGCTCAAGGTGTACAGCTTGGTAACCAGATAAAGCAGCAAGCTCCTATGCAAGCTCCTATGCAAGCTCCTATGCAGCAAGCTCCTATGCAGCAAGCTCCTATGCAGCAAGCTCCTATGCAGCAAGCTCCTATGCAGCAAGCTCCTATGCAGCAAGCTCCTATGCAGCCTAGACCTAAGAACATACAGCGTAATCTACTAGAGCGTATGCTATATGACAAAGCGTCGATGCGTAATAATGATAACAATGTAGCCGCCGCTCAGAACGCGTGGGATAAGCGCTTAGCGTCTATGCAACAAGCTCAGAAGAAGCAGCAGGGTATATCAGCTTGGGCTGATAAGCATATAAAAGATCAAGCACAGCGCGAAGCGTTTAATACTCCGGGCTTGCAAGATATGGCTATTAAACAATACGGTAAAGATGAACCTAAAGGCACGACAGCTATGCAGAACTACTTAGCCGGGCTGGAAGACCCAGGTTTTGCAGCTAATCAGCTAGCTCTTAAAAATGCTGGTAAATCCACTGTCAATGTGAATATGCCAGGGCAGCGACTTAAAACGACTGATGCGCTGCGTTACTCTGACGAGTCAGGTAACCATCCATCAACATATGCCGAACTGGACAGTGGTAAATACAGACTTCGTACAGCTGGGCAGCAAACAGCACAAACGTCGCAGAACATATCAAACGCTACTGTTGACGAGTATAAGAAGATATTATTCACCAATCCTGACGCGTTATATAAAGGTGTAGGAGCTAATTGGCAAGACCGTGTGAAATTTATAGCTAAATCTAACTGGGAAAATGTAGCACAAAATGACCCTCGTTACGCCGCAGCTACAGCGTATACAGAAGGTACCTTGTCACCTATGGTTAGAGCTTTAGGAACAGTCGGTAGTTTATCTGATGGTGACATAGTTAGGGCTAGAGGCTTGATTCCTACAATCGGCGGTCTAAACCCTGATAGTCCAGCACTTGCTATGTCTAAGATTAACAAACTAGAACGTCTAGTAGCTGCAGGTAACGAGTCTAAAAATGGCGGTAAGCTACTAGACACTGCCTTATTTAATGAACTTATCAGCGATAAACCTCCGACGAATCCTAAAGACGGGGATAAGTGGGTCGGCCCAGATGGGAGAACACGTACATGGAGGGATAACTAATGGCTTGGGTATTAGACGACGAGACTATAGAAGCGCCTAGCGCTGGGCGCTGGACACAAGAAGGTGAGCAGTTAGCTAGTAAGAGTATTCCAGCTGTAAAGCAACAGCGAAGCGCCGGGCTCCCTGTCAAGCCTGGTCCTATTATCAAGCCTAAAGCTGACTACGCCTCTACAGTAGGTATATTTGGCTCGCCACCTTTTATACCTAACCCTGGAGGAATGTTTACGCACGCAGGCAAGACGCTAAAAGAGCACGGGGCAGGTATTAAGCAGCTAGCAACAAGCTTTATACCGGGCGTTGACTATAGCGAAGACGTAAAAGAAACCTGGAGAATGAAGGAGTTGTACGACAGCTACGAGCATAGCACAGGCGGCCAAGTGGCTGGCTTCGGCTTGAATGTATTACCATATATGGCTGGAGGTCCTGGCGCTATGAATCTAGCGTCTAAGGCTGCTGGCAAGCTAGGCGCTAGTGCTACAAGCAAAGAGCTCGGCTCATTAGCCACACAAATGGGTTATAAAGAAGGTCGAATGTTAATGCCTGGTATAGAAGGTATGACCACAGGTGGCGCCCACGCTGGTAGCTATATGGTGGACCCTAATCTGTCAGCTGACGAGCAGTGGAAACAACGGTTAACTATGGCGGGTACAGGTGCGGCTCTAGGTGGCGCTATTGATTTGCTAGGTAGTGCAGGCTCTAATTTAGCGTTACGCCGTCAAGGTAGTAAGGACATGAAGGCCGCTAGTGAGGGACTAGATGTTCCAGTAAGAACGCCACCTGCTAGACTTTATCCAGAGCGCCGACCTGATATTAATAGGTTGAATCGCTTAGCTACTAACGAACCTACTTTCAAAATGGCTACTGATAGAGCAGCGGATGTAGTAGCTAGAGCTAACAAAGATATTCATTATAATATAGATGCTATACGTAAAGAGGCAACGGGTACATCAGTACCTACACGGCCTGGAGAAGCCGCTGGTGGTTACCAACCTCTTAACAAACTACGTGATAGTATTGAAGCGTCCAGAGTAGTTAGAGATAAAGCCGTTAGAGATAACCTGCTAGACTCTACCCCTATAGCTATCACCGACCCTATGATAATGTCAGGATTAAGAGATAAAATAGGGGAGAATTTAGCGGTTAGCGGCGCCTCTGCATTTGTCACTGGTAAATTCAGAGAGAAATTTAAAAATATATTCTCAACTCTAAATGAGACGCCTGTACCACTAGGCGGTAGGTCAGGTAAGACTAGAGTAGGAGACTTGAATAAACTGATAAAGGCTGAAAGAGACTTATTAAATATAGCCGACGAGTCGTTTGACGCTATGCACTCTAAAGTGGCTAAATCAGCCGCTTTAGACGTACGTAATACCATTGATGATGTTATAACTAAGAAGCAGTATGTTAGTCATCGCAACGCTAGTAAACCAGCTGTAGCTAGAATGTTGGCGGCTGATAAAGCTAAAAAAGACTTTAGCACTTCTATCACGTCACCGGCTATACGTAAAGCTATCAGCTCTAAAGATGGCGGTGTAACGTCTCAAGACTTTATGGCTTCTATACTACAAGGCTCAGATACAAAAGGTTTACAGGAGGTACTCAACCGTAATCCAGATGCTAAAGTGCCATTAAGACAGGAGATGTTAGCTAAGCTGTTTGTACCTGGTAAGGAAGCCGATGGGTTTGACCTAGATAAGTTCGTTATAAATTACAAATCTATATCTAGGCCTGTTATGAAGGAGTTGTTTGATAAGTCTACTATGGCTAAATTGGATAAGCTAGAAAAGGTTACGAGGCTAAATATAGCCTCTCCGGAGTCTAAGCGCTTCGCGCCTAGAACAGGTGGTTGGAAGGAGTCAGCGGTAGCTGCTATACCTGACGCCGGGGACGTAGCTGTTAGTATACCACTAGTAGGGCAACTTGGTCCTAAGCAGCTTAGTGATTACTTCTTTTCTGGTAGACAACGGTCTGGTAAGCCCCACGCGCTTGGCTCTATTAGAAGTGCTGGGCCAGTGGCTGGGGTATTAACTAGTCAACACCCTGAGGCTGTAATTGACACTAAAGACGGCTTAATAGATAGGTTGCGTAGAACTTATTTATCTGATTAAGACTTCGTATATAACTATAGCTATCATGAATGCGATACCGCAAGCTACTACGATTGTAGCTTGATGGTCATAGCCACTATCCATCGGTACGTACTCATAAAAGTCGTCTTGGTCTGCGGGCTCATTAGGACTTTTTAACAAAGCTTGTTCCTTAGCTTTATTTAACCGTCTCATCTTACGTCTCTGTCTGCTACTACTCATTAGAATCTCTCCAAGCGTCACATGTTAAATGGAATGGAATACCGTAATCTGTAAGGTAAGCGAAGGAACAAGTACATAGTTTACCTATGTAAAAGTCAGGGTTAGTAGCTACAGCGATCTTACTAGGCTTAGAGCCTGGCGCGACGCCTTTAACAACTTTACCATTCGGTAATTCTAAGACTAAGATACCTATACCTCCTCGCCCAACCTCGACGCCTATTACTTTGTACTCTGCGTCGTATCTATGCTTTATTTTGAGTAACCCTTTAGACCGTTTACCAACCTCGTAACCATAACCGTCTAGCCTCATAATAAGACCTTCATAACCTTTGCGCCTTGCGTTTAGAAACAAGGCTTCTGTGTCAGCTTCACTATCAACAGCATAAGTTTTAACAAGCTGTACTGTATGGTTTGTAGGTTCGCTACTTGTAGCAAAAACATCACTGTTAGGCAAGTTCAAAAAACGCTCTACAAATGGCTTGTCAGATACGGTGTCGTATATATGGTACTGTAAATCTGTTGTACCTTCCTGCTTTCTACGTATTCTAGAGTTTATATCCTTTAAAGGCATACCGTGTACGTACACCTCGCCATCCACAGTCTGACCCTCTCTAATCCAGCCTAGTCGCTCTGTAATATGGTCTAATGTAGTTACCGGTTTACCGTTACGTGTGTAAGCGGTTATAACACCATCTTGTTTGGTAACAAGCATACGGTTACCGTCTAGCTTCATCTGTAGAAGCGCGCCTGTTGTGTCCACGATTGTTTGTTTATTAAACTGCTGTGCTAACATAGGCTTATAAGACTTTAGTTCGTTCTTACCAAAGTTCTTAGTTGCTTCTTCTGTAGATATAAAGTAGCCTTTTGCGAGCTGCTTATTAATGCGTGAGTTCATACGACTACGTACTTGGCAACTAATAGAACGACCTGCTAAGCCTTTAGGCACCTGCTCTATTACCTTGCTGAGCTTACCAAACATAGCGCCGTACTCTATAATAAGCCGTTCACCTATCACTTTTATCTTCCAAATACGCATCACTTTTTTAGCATCTAATCTGTACAATTCCATAAATCACCTGTGAAGTTTAAAGTTTATTTTCGTGCCTGGATTATAGTTACTGATTACTAAATCTTGAGGCTCAAAATCGAACAGACCTGATTCTAGCACGTAATCAGGTGAGAGTGTAGCATGGTCGAGCGTTAGGAAGTCATTAGCCTGTTTTATATGGTCTTCATATATATGGGTATCACCGAAGTGCATAGTAATAACACCTGGTTTTAATCCTGTAGAATTAGCTACAAGTATTAAGAATATAGCGGCTAGCACTGCGTCGCTAGGGACGCCAATCATTACATCAGCAGAGCGTTGATACCATATCATATCTACATAACCGTCGTCTGTAACATAAAACTGATACAACAGATGGCAACACGGAAGAGATAAGCTAGGCAGACTAGATGGGTCCCAACCACTAACTAATAGTCTACGGTCAGTAGGGTCATTTTTTATCTTATTTACCAAATCTCTTAACTGGTTCACACCGTTAAAATCTAACCATTTATTACCGTAGTCAACTCTTATAGAGCCGTCGTCGTCAGCCCACTCTTTCCAGTAGTTGCACCCTTTATCTGTAAAATCGCTAAGCTTCTTCGGGCCTACAAGGAAGGCTGCCATTTCACCGGCTATACCTTTTATAAACATCTTACGGCTAGTAAGTAGAGGGAAGGAATCATACTTTAGAGCGTCTATCACTAATGTGGTAGCAAACTTAGCTACAGTATTAGCGTTACGAGTCTTGCGCTTAACGCCATCTCTCAGCACTTCCTTTACTAACCGACTATATTCAAAATCATAATATCTCATACCTGTCTCCAATTTCTTCCGGCTTTTACCCATATTTCTTTTGCTTCAAGGTCTGGATAAGAATCTTTGAATACAATCGTTCTAGCCGTAGTGTCTAACAAGCGGCGGACACAAGAAGAGCACGGTTGTGTCGTTACATACACAGTTTCTATACGGTAGATGTCGTTGCACTTCATAAGCGCTACATCTTCAGCGTGTCTAGCTTGACATCTTGATGAGTCGCCTGACTTATCATTAACTCCTGGACACGCTTTTTCTGTTGGGCAGTGTGGCAAGCCAGATGCTACGCTGTTATAACCAGTGGCTAGTATTTGATGGTACTCGTCTGTTATAACACAACCTACTTTACGTCTGCCACAAGTAGCTCGCGCGGACACAGCTTTAGCTATACCTATAAAATAAGCATCATTACTTAATCGATTAGTCATTTCTATTACTCCTAATATAACAAAACCGACATAAGTCGGTTTTGCTATAACGCTAAAAGTTAACTGCTAGTCTTCAAGTTCTTCTTCAAGTTCTTCTTCAAGTTCTTCTTCAAGTTCTTCTTCAAGTTCTTCTTCAAGTTCTTCAGGCGTCTGAGCCTTAATCACTTCAACTACCAGCTTGTATACGTTAACGTAGTACTTAGCTGACGTATCGCTAAGCCCTAACTCTTTAGCCTTAGCAAGAATATCTTCTTTAGACGCGTTGATGTTGTCCTTGAACCAGCTAGTTAGTTGACCTGACATAGAATCAGCTCGCGACTTAGATACACTATCTGGTAACTTAACACCTTGCTTAGAAGCTAGAGCTTTAATGTACTTAGTTACAGTTGTCTCACCGATACCTAGACCTGCACCGCATGATTCTGCTTTACTAATATCGCTATCTAGGTTCATGTCCAATTCGACGGTTTCTGCCACCCATTTAGCCTTACGTGCTGCTGGAGTTAGTACAGCACCGACGCTTACAGCAATAGCATAATATTCAGATTGAGCTTCTTTAATGGTTAAGTCACCATCAGCGGCACCATGAATAGCTAATACAATTTCATCTTCAGACAGGTCTTTGTTTTCTTCGTAAACAGACAAGAACTTATTTTCATCTTTTGGCATTTTTATTTCTCTCTTTTGTTGTATTAAAATCAAAAATCTTATTCTTATAAGATAAATCTATTATATCACATTTTACTTCAGTTGTAAACTACTATATTCACTTTGTTTAAAATTAAATTTTATATGTGGTATTACACCCATGACTTCTTCGTACTTAGCTCTTATCGCTTTTTGGTCCTTTGTCGCTTCTACTAGCTCTGTGTCATAGTGAGGCTTGTCCACATCGCGCTCACCGTCGGCTGTACAGTATATAACTATAGCTTCATCAGCTAAGCGCTTAGCGTCTAACAGGTCGCCTGCACCACTATAAACTAAGCCTGATATAGCCTGACAGCGGTCAAAGATAGCTTTGCACCCTTCTTCACAACAAGACAATTGTTGGCTAACTACAAGCTGAGGGTAATTTTTAGGTTTTATGGTATGCACCACTGGTAAATTATACTTCAAAGCTAAGTGTTTAGCTAGAGCTGATTTACCGGCACCGTTAGGACCCTCTAGAACGATGGACTTGTTAGGTCTATCTAGAATTTTTGCAATTTGTTCTTCCGGCCCAACCCAACCTTTAGGCTTGATAGCATCTACTGCACCTTCCACCTCACGACCTTTTTTCACACCTATAGCCTTAGTCATGTTAGCGCTATGTACTACTTCGAATATCTCATCTAGCACGTGCTCTCTAATACCCATTTTAAATAAGGTGCCGTAAGCGAAGTAAATTGAATCTACTAAAGCGTCAACTTGGTCTGTTAAAGAGTCTTCTATAACAGCGTCGCCTAGCTCTGTAGCTTCCTCCATCAGTTGCATAACGCTTATCTGGCCATCACGTTTAAGTAAGGCTGAAGCGGTTTGTGGCGGTTTAAACCCTAACACTTCTCGATTGAACTCTACAGCTTTCCCAAATCTCGTTTTCGTCGAACTCATATATCACCTCTAGTGATTTTAAACTGTACTTAGTTATAAAGTACTGCTCTAAGTCATGCTTAGCGCTTAGTACTTCGTTTATTGTTATACCTCTGACTAATAAGTTATTATACAGATTAGCCACTGCATTACAATTATAAAGGACGTCATACTTATTATATAGCGTCGCGATTTTTAACAGGTTAAAATCAGATTTTGTATATACAAAATCTGATTTTAACAATTCTGGTATAGTAGTCTCACCTCCATCCGCTAAGCACCACAGCATTAATAGAATAGATGTGTCACAGTAGAGCAGCGACTCTTTTATAGAGCCGCCTGTAAACACAGTATGTCTACCGTGAAGACCTATGTACTTATAAAGTAACTTACCAATTTTGCGTGACACTGTCTATGTCGTCATCTGGCAAGTCTTTTTTAATGCCTAATATCTCTTTGCTCTGCTCTATAGCCTTAGTTCCTGGGTCGGCCTCTAAAGCAGCGCTTGAAGCTTGAGATAGTGTGAGATGTAGTTCTTCGCCATGTGCCACTGACTGGTTAATAGCTAACTCGCAACTATCATCATCTAACAAACCTAAGTTTTCGAATGTGAGCACTGGTACATCAGCCGCATCATCAAACTCTAGTCGTGTTATTACGATAACAGGGGTAGTAATACCATCTTTGTGTAAAGCTTTACCGTAAGCCCCGAACGCTCTTAGAGACATAATGGTTACGTTTAAAAGGTAGATAGGTGCCGCATCATCGTCTAGCTCCTCAGCCAGTTTAACATATAAATGTTTACTATCCTTACAGGCTTTAGCTTTACCACCACTCATGCTTTTCGCCGAGCCCCACACTTGTTGCGGGCACTTACGGCACAAATCAGACTGTGGCTGTCCAACTCCTCTATCTGGATGTGTGCCATTAAGAGACGAGCAGTCCGGCGCTTCTGCAGCACCTGGTGTGTAGCCTGCTTCGTAGTACGTATGTGTGAATCCTATTTTAGGGGATATACTTAAAATCACAACATCCAAATGGGGGTCTTTCAGCACATTCTCTTCGCCATCATGTTTCAGCGTGAACTTAGACTTGCGAAGCGTTATTCTAGACACTCCACCACTTGTGCCTTCCATTTCTTCTGTAGTTGTCACTTGCGACGCCGCTAGCATCGCTTTTACTTTTGCAGATATTGCCATTACTTTGTTCCTTTTCTTATTTGGATTACTGTTTCACGTTCTATTACTACACCTGTCACGTCTTCGCCTATACCATTTTCAGCTAGCTCAATAGCGTGTAGCTTGTTAATATGACTGGTGAACAAGCTAAAATCGCCTGACTCTATAGCGTACTCTATACGCTTAGTACCAGATAACATTTTAGCGTAGGTTTTCTCTGTTCTGAACGCTGTACCGCTAGCTGTAGCAAAACTATTAACGCCAAGCTCTTCGCTGAAAGCTATCAGCTCTAGCTCTATACTGTCTTGCTCTACTTTACACTTTGCTTTGAAGTCCTTTAGCTTCTTCGTTTTGTGTGACACCTGGTCACGTAAGTCAATGAATCGATCTACTAACTCGTCTATTTTAGCCATTTTTTTAGTCCTCATACATGCTTAATAGTAATTCGCTGGATACGTTCTTAGTTTCCAGCGTCTTGTACAACTTCTTTTCTACAGGCGCAGAAAAGAAGTTAATTATAACCTGTTTGTGTTTTTGTCCGGACCTCCTTACTCGTCCTATAGCTTGTCTATAATAGTTATTACCTACAATAGGGCCGAAGAATACAACAGTATGTACAAACTGTAAATTCAAACCGTGAGCTGCTACTCTAGGCTGAGCGATAAGTATATCAAACTTACCAGCTTTAAAATCAGCTAATATAGAAGCTCGTTTTGTCTGACTGATTTTACCATATATAACTCTAGAGTTAGGTAAAACCTCTGCAAGCTTTTCTAATATACTTACAAACTGAGCGAAAACTATTAACTGCCCAGCCTGTTTTTGTATATGCAAAACTTCTTGTACTTTATCCTTAATAGGCAAGGCTATAGTATTACCAGCCTCGTCGTACACAGCGCCTGACGCTATCTGTAGTAGTTTGTTGAACTTTATACCGGCGGTAGCTGCTACTATAGTTCCACTATTATACTCTGCTACCTGATGAGTGAATATTTCTTTGTATAGTTTTTCCTGGTCCTTATCCATTTTAAATTCTCTATACTCGTACACTATATCAGGTATCTCGGCGCAGTCTGATAGCTTAAATCTTATAGCTGGTTGTAGAGCTTTGTGCACTATCTCCTCAGCATTGTGCACCGGTATATAGGTATAAGCTGCAATTTGTATCATGGTTAACTGACGCCACGTAGTTATATAAGGCGTTGGCAGATTGGCCGGATTAACCACTTTACCTATGCCGAAAGCTTCTTCAGGCGAATTACCCATGGGTGTGCCTGTTAAACCATAACAAGCTCTAGCCTTACTAGCTATCACCTTCATATACTTAGAGCGCTTACTGCTTGGATTTTTAAACCCATCCACCTCGTCTAGTATAACAACGTCAAAGCCGGTTGCTATCAACTCATTGTAATAATAGCGCACACCATCAGTGTTGATAATATAAAAATGAGCTGGTTTTTTTAAAGCCTTTAGTCGTTTGTCCTTAGGTCCGTGTACTATACTGTAACTACGATTAGGCGTGACATTCTTTATTTCTTCAGCCCACACAGCTTGCATTATAGATAACGGACATACAATAAGTACTTTTTTAATCTTCTTAGCTTCAAACAAAATATCACAAAACCATAAGGTAGCAGCTGTCTTACCGCTCCCTAAGTCTGAGAAGTTATAGCCGCGCTTGTTATTAAGCATGAACTTAATAACTTGTAGTTGCTTCTCATACGGTTTCATTCCTAAGAATTTGTATGACATCTTTTATACCTCTCTGGCCATAACAAGTTAATCCTATGCCGCCAGCTAAACTGGTGGCGGCTAGCTCTCGTTGCTGCAGCCGTGAGAGCGTACCACTTTCTGTCTTTACTTCTATATCGACATACTTAGACTTTATACAGCATACTATATCTAGTATACCTCCCTGTGAGTACATAGACTGGTGAATCTTACGTACTTTAGCGTCAGGAAACGACTCCTTAATCGCATCCATAAGCTTCTTCTGTACTACTGACTCCTTCACCCGAATTCACACTGCTCTTTAATACCACAGAAATAACAGTACTTATTCTTAACAGCTTTAAAATCAGTGTCTTCGTTTATGCTTAACCATTCCAAGTCGAAGGCGGCTTTGTTCTTAGCATGGTCTTCTCGATGGAATACTACAGTGCGGGTTTCTTTATGCTCTGCGAATAAGTAAGCGCAGGTTATCTGATTTACCTTCGGGTATAACTCAAACAAAAGCACAGCGGTTAGATGTAACTGTCCACGGTCGTCGTCATAATCCCTTACTTTACCAGTTTTAAAGTCATTCACATGTAAGCGGTCAGCACGTGTCTCGACTAGCATATCGATAATCGCGCGCCACTTTATATCTGCAGTAAACCACCCCACAGATTTGTAGTTTAAGTCTACCGCTAGTTGCTTCTCAGCATGAATATTATTAGCATCGATACGTTTAAAGTAGCTATTAATAACACCTATCAGATTAGTAGCTATAGTACCCATAACTGGTTTGACTTTACTACCTTTTAAAGCCTTGATATAAGCCTCTAATTGAGAGTGTACCGCGTTACCTTTAGCAAATGCTGGATTATCTGACTCATCAGGATACTCTTTAGTTAAGAACTTAGCTTCATACTGTCTAGGACATTGTCTGTAAACAGCTACTCTTGACCAAGATAATGGTGTGTGTGTTTCCGTCATAATTATTCCTCTAAGGTTGAAATTGCTGCTAATTTAGCTTCGTCACTTCCGGCTTGTCTGTCCAAGAAGCGTAGAACCTCATCATCAACAATTGTTTTGTGTGTATAGATACCAAAAAGAGCTAAACACTTAGCTCTAAGTTCTGGTGTTGGCCCTGTAACAACTGCAGCTTTTACAGGTGTAGCCGTAGCTTTAGGTAGAAGCTCGCCGGTCACTTCTTTTACAACTTCTGGTTCGACTAACGGCTCGTCGTCTACTTCTAACGTGTCATATTCCGCTGGATTGTCTATAATCCAAGCTGAGAATTCTGTTATGGCCTCAGGTATATTACCAGTGTTCTCTAACAAACTATTAAGTTTATTTATAATATCTAAATAGTTATCCGCATCACCGTATTCGGCCATAACCTTCTTACGTATACCTCCGTCGGTTTTAAGGTCCTTAGCCTGGTCTACAGTCAGTGAGGTTTTTATTTTACCTGTCTGTACCAACTCATCCCATAAGCTGTCGTCTAGTGCGGAAAGCTCATACAATGTACGGGTACTGGCTGGCAACACAGCGATATTTTCTAAAAACCGCGGCATGTTTTCATTTATACGTGACCAGTATGATAAGTGGGCAGCACTCATATTAAACCACTCATCCATTTTGCTTTGGAATTCTTCTGGTTTAGACATATTGGCTTTGAAGGAAGCTATACGCTTCGCTGTGTCTAGCGTGGCTTCAGCTGTCTTACGCAATCCTGTAGCTATATAACCTTTCCAAGCTTCGTCGGTTTTAGTTATTTTGCGTGGTTTCTTTGTCGCGATGTTAGTAGACATGGGTTACTCCGTTGTATTGTACGTGAATATGGGTTCTCTCAAATATTACAGTGTATAAGCCGTGGGTGTCGACGTCGCCTAGCAAACTAGTGCTATTTAGACGCTCTTGTAGCATACGAGCTGCCCTGACAGCCACGCGGTCATCAAAATAACGTGTTCTGAAGTCTAGCGCATAGCCATAATAATGCAGACTACCTGGTGAGTGCTCGCCGTCAAGCGCTGAGGTTACTACCAACTGTTCACCTTCTTCGTCCCACAGTTGCGCAGCCTCAATTAATACAGGCTGCATCGCTACCTGTAAACCTTGCATAATAACGCCGTTTTTTATTTTTAATCTCGACATTTTATCACCTTTTTAGTTTTGTATATACAAATTTAATTTTGTATATCTATATTATAAACCAATTTTACTCGGTTGTACACTACTGATTTACGCTAGTGGGCTCATCTCCATTAAATTAGTGCCTAGCGCGAAGTCCAGAGGAAAATCTACTTTCAAATCAGCTTCGAAATACTTATTGTAATCGATACTATCGACGAACTCCTTAAGTTCTAATGAGTTTAATTCATCAGGTATAAGCCATACTAAAGAGTCGTGTACTTGTACCTGGAAGATAAGTTCTGGGAACTTAGTATCTAATAAAGCTATTAATAACTCGCTTAAGTCAGCACCACTTCCTTGTATTGGCATATTAATGGCTGACGACTCCCCTTGCCAATCGTTGGCTTTAAGATAAAAGCGCCTACCGCTTAGCGACTCTACATAGCCTTGACGCTTAGCGGCTCGTATAATAGACTCCCAGTACTTAGGAATACATTTAAACGACTTCTTGTATGAGTTTAAGAAGTGTGTAGCCTCTCGCAGTGTAATCATGGTGTCATAACCTATAAAGAACTTAGCTTTTAAAGCCTTAGCACCTATACGGTACATAGATGATAAATTAGTTAATTTACCACAGTTACGTTCATCCATTATACGTTTATCACCTGATTTATTGCCTGCTACAATCTCGTCATAAGGAGTGGCGTAAATACTCTCAGTCATTACAGCGTGCAAGTCTTTATTATCATTAAAAGCGTTTATCATAGCCTCATCGTTGGACATCTGAGCCATAATTCTGAGCTCTTGCGCTGCGAAATCCATATAGATGAACTTATATCCTTGAGGTGCTTCCATACATCGCTTTACTTCTTTGGCTTTGCGAGGTTGTTGATGTAGAGCTATACCAACCTGGTGCTTTTTAAATAACTTACTGTTATACGTCATGCGCCCAGTGTAGCTATTAAACAGTTTAGGGCTAGGGTGTATTTTAGGCTCTCCTAGGTAAAGCATAGCTTTCTCGTAGCTATTAGCGTACTTACTAATAACTGTCAAGTGCTGTTTAGCTTCTAATAACTTAAGCAGTCTATCATCCTTAGAGTTCAGAGCTATGTATTTAATATCACCAGCGCAAGTGCTAGGCTCCCCTTTAGCGGTGAAGCTTACAGGCTCCTGGCCCCACTCTTCGAACAGCACAGCTCGTAGCTTTTTAGGTGACCGTAGAGTAGCTTCGTCTAATCCTATCTCTTTTAATAACTTGTTAGCCCTCACACGGTATATAATAGCTAGCTCGTCCACCTTATCTGGATTAACTAGTATGCCTTGCTTCCACCCTTTAGCCAGTGGCCATAAGCAGCGACATTCAGTGATAAAGCCTTGACGCGAAGTTTCCGGTAACAAGTCTTCTAACACAAGAGCTAGCTCTTGTGTTAGCTTACAATCAGCTACTACGCGCTCGAGCCAGTAATTATAGTCGTCCTCTATATTATCCTTCAGCTCTAAAAACTCTGTTTTCTCAGCGCTGTCAGGTAGCCATTTATCTACGCAGTTACGAAGTGAGTAGCGAAAATGTTCAGACGATTGTGAGTTATTAACCCATTTTGCTAGCAGTGAAGTATCACGCCAGCGTATACTCGCTAGTAGCTCGTAGTGGTCAGGGCCTAAATAACGCATAAGCACTGCTATGTCAAAGATAGTGTTATGACAGTATACTATCTCACCTCGTAGCTTTGTAATAGCTTCTATTATCTTATCACGGCGGTTTATCGCATCAGCTGCTATGCTTACACCTGCACCATATAAGCCGAACAACTTCATGTAAAACTCTTTGCGATAAGGTTCTAGGGCAAAGGCGCCTTTTACACCTTCTGGCATAGGATAAGGGCCTGTCTCCGTGTCGAGAGCATATACCTGTCTCACGGGTTAAGACCTTTTTTATGCCCTGTTATAATAGCTGAGATGACGACCTCTTCTAGCTCAGCAACCTCTGCTTCAATTAAAACAGCTACATCATCTTCAGTAGTCATAGACGTCACGTCTATATCATACGCGCCATTACCTAGCGGCGTAAATGTAAAGCCAACATCGAGCATTATACCATTATAAGGTACTCGCAGCTCATTGATTACTTGTTTATTTACAGGTTTTTTAAGCTCTTCAATCTCAGCTCTAGCAACTACTAGCATCTGACTAAGCGTCTCGTTTCTTTCTACTAACTCTTTGTTACTCCCGAGCGCACAATTTTCTAGTTCGGCTTTTACTTTTTTTAAGCTTGACATTTTATCACCTTTTTAGTTTTGTATATACAAATTTAATTTTGTATGCCTATATTATAAACAGATTTTACTCGGTTGTACACTACTGATTTACCTTCTTTAATCTTAAACTGGTCCAGTAGCCGTCGCTAAACTCTAAATCATACTCTTTGAAGACGCTCTTCAGCTCTTCTTTATGTTGCGCCATCTTGCTACCTGCAAAACTGCTGGACTGTGTACAGCCATAGACGTACATTGTATTCTTTAAGTCATTAGTAAGTTCTACCTCCTCGTCTCTAATAATAATAGGCTGGTCGCCATAAAAGAATAGCGAGCCTTTGACATGAACGTACTTAGCGCTAGGCGCTAAGTACGACGACACTTTAGTCATTTTCTAAGTACTCTATTACGTAGTTATTCGGTGCCTTAAATACTAGATTTGAGCACTCAGTGTAGCCTGTGTAGCCACTATCGTCTTTCTCTATACGGTGTAACTTACGACCATCGTAAGTATAACCTACTTTGTAAGATACACCGCGTCTGTATATTACTACACTCTTTATCTTCATTTTAATTCAAGAGCCTCAACAGGGTATATTTGCACTGTACCATAATGGGCGTCGCTTTCAACCGCATAACCCTCTTTTGTCAAAGAGCTCGAATAAAATCCGACAACTGTTCCTGACCACTCAGCTCGTCCTGATTTTTTCTTGACCGCATCACCGTAGTTGTATTTGCTTTTTTCTGGAAATTCCATCTTACTCATTTTTAATTACTCCGTACCGTCAAAGGTGGCACTTACCTACTCAGTTGTTAGACTAAACAAGACCTTCATAAAGTTTTTGCTTTAACAGATAACCTTCAAGCATCCAGATTTTATTTACTGCATTATCTCGCGCAATTTTTTTACCAAGTTCAGCATCAAAATTTTTAGGACTTGCACAAGCACTCTCACCACTTACTGTAAAGCCGTTTTCAAGGGTTAAGCAGCAAATAGTCAATTGGCTACCACTGAAAACATGATAATCTTCTGATACAATAACTTCCTTAATGCGTTCAGGTGTAACTCTGGGTGCTGTAAGGTCTTTTTCTTTTATTTCTTGTTCTATTTCATTGTCGTTCATTTTCATTACTCCATGCCGTCAAAGGTGGCACTTACCTGCTCCCTACTTTAGGGAAGAAATTATCTTTTACGTAGCCACGTTGTTTAGTCTTACTAGCGTGGATGTCATGGTTACGTATAGTGAACACTCTAGGCGTCGCAGTAGATTTTCTCTTAGTTAGAGATTCTATCATGTCACCGTAAGTGTCGTTATCATCCATACTTATCTCAGGCAAACCACGCGCTCTATTAGTGAGTGATTTGATTAACCCATTGTCAGTCAGCCGACGCATAATACTTCTAACATGTGACGCATTAATTATATTGTGATGTACTTTAAGCGCTAAGGATATAGTAGCTACTGTTTGAATGTCCGACTGCCATATTAATAAGTTCTCATCTATAGCGTCGCAGATAGCGTTTATATCCTCACCGATGCTTAGCTTGGCAGCTATAGCGCTATCTACCATGTCTGGTGCGGCGGCCTCATTTATCTCTGATGGTACCTCCCAATCCATTAACAGCCTATACAGCTTACGTATTAAAGGGCTCTGCTTATTAAAAGCCTCTTTAGCAGTGGCCGCATAGAAGTTACTGTTAAGCGCTTGTTGCTTAGATATAATAGGAGCAAAACGTTTATTTGCCTGACTTATATTAGCAGCGTCATGGTAGTTAGAGTGCATCTGTGCTATACTATAAATAGGTTTGTCGGCTGCCCGGTCTTTATAGAACTCCTTAATCGACATTGATTTCTCAGAGAATAACATTTTAAGATTCTCTTGATAAGCTGTAGCGCCAAACGAGTTGCCCGTCGCGCCTCCCGGCTCGTTAATAACAGTTAGCAGCGAGTTAAGCATACCTGTAAACCTACCGCTTTGCACGTCAACAGTCGTGATAGTCTTTTTATATGTACCATTACCTAACATCGAGCCGAAGACATTAGCTATGAAGTCTTTACCTATCCGATAGCCGCTGTTATGTGTGCCTGGTGTGATAATCACAAAGCCCCAGCCTGGTTTCCATGTAAGGTCTTGTAACTTAGCGGCGTGCTGTCCGAGCATCAAGTGAAATGTTTGCTCCTTGTTATCACACACCAGCCTCATAATCTTAAAGTAGTCAGCTAAGTCTTCATCACTTATGTCTACAGGCTTATCCCATGGAATTATCTCTGTAGCTTTAAACGTGTTAACTATAGTGTCAAGCCCGTCGTAGAAAGTCTCTTCTAATGTAGGTTGCCACCCAATAGCTTGTGCCACCTGTCTATTAGGACTCTCGTTCCATACATCTATGACGCTTCTTGTGGTCTTCCCTGAGGCGGACGGTATGCGCTGTGGTATGTGTAGCTTCATATCCACGAACTTCTTATTGAATTTAGTCTGTCTGTCCCATATAGAGTTGTCCTCCTCTATGTATATCAGTCTTGTCGTGTAGTAGTTGTCAACATCAGCTGTTTTAAGCTTATCTCTATCCACTTTACTGACAAGGTCTTCAAGACTAAAGTCTGTACCTTCTATATTAAGCGCTGTGAATATCTCTTTTACCTGGGCTTTAGATAAGTTGTTATCTACGATATAGCCTGATAGTTTTAATAAGTGCTGGTCGCGTACCCCATTTTTTATAAGTGAGCCGGATAACATCTGTTGGACTGTCAGCTCATCAGGGTTAATAAAAGCTGTCATATCATCAATTGATGGTAGTGCTGATATGTCGGCTGGTGGTGACTTAGCGCCGCGCTCTTCTAATTGTAATATAGCCATTTGTGTGTCGTCGTAGTCAGCGGGTGGTACGTCATTTATTACCTCATAAGTACCTCCTGGATACTTACCCGCGCCAACAACATAACCACCTGAGCCACGTATATCTACGTGCATCGCCCCATGTTCTATGGCGGCCGGTAAAGCAGCCCTTGTTTTTATGTCAATACCTGTTTTGTTGTTATAGATAAGATGAAAGCCGTTGGACTTAGTACGTTGCATATAGGTGTCAGCGTCAAGCCCTGCATTTATTAGCATGGTTAGCTGCGCTGTAGCTGACTGGTCATCTTTGTTGTCTATGTCTATAATAAGCAGGTTGTCCCCACCTCTTATGCCATAACCAATTATATTATCTTGATTCCAGTTGTAATCGCTAGACTCTTTAGTTGGCCAACCTTTAGGTGGCACGACTTTTTCGTTTATTAGATATAAAGGGAATACATTGTTCTGCATCCATTTTGGTGCATTTACCATATTTTTATTACCTTACTACTACCACTAAATGTAGACGTAGCTTAGCAATAAGTGCCAAGCGCCACGCTCTATTCTACATACTTCGGTACAAGAGGGTACCTGTGGTGGTTGGTTCGCAGTATTGTTGGTGAGAAAGTAGTTAGTGCTACTCCAGATAACTCACTAAAGTTAATCTGAATATATATTATAACACATACTGTGTTGGTTGTACACTACCATATTTGTACACGCAAAAGGCTTTGTGCTACACAAAATAAATTTGCGTATACAAATATTTTGCGTATTTGTGAATACAAAATATTGCGTTGGTACAAAATTTGCATGAAGTACGCGCAAATTTATTTGTATAGCGCAAAAAGCTCTTGTATAGCGCAAAAAGCTCTTGCATGACCAGTTTTTTTTGTATTTTTGCAAAATATTGCGTATGTGCCAGTTATTAAGCACACGCTGCGTGTCGCGAGGCACTTTTGCTACCTCCATAGATTTTAGCCTAAGTGCTTGATTTTTATAAATAAATTTATATATTGTTACATGTTACATACTTTTATACTATATAAATATCATATATGCATATATGGCCTATATATATAGGTTTGAAGCGGGCAGGTGTAGCGTGTGATTTCACTTCCATTATGGAAAAAAAGCCTTTAAAATCAATAAGTTAGGGGCAAAAAAGCTGTTACACAGCCAAAAGTAGCGAAGTGACAAGCAAGTGTAACAAAGGAAAAACCCTTTAAAATCAAGGGCTTAGGGCCAAGTGGTTTGTATTTAGACAAAGAGTGTAATTTAAAATTTTGCGTGTACAAAGTGCAAATACTGCTTTGCACACGCACAAAGTATTTGCACTCGCACAAAGTGCTAACCGCTCAGCCCTTCAAGCGAAACGGCTAGTCTACCATTACATGGTGCGAGGTACATGGCACTATCAGGATGGAAAGCTTCTTCGCTAATGATATAATCGCTAGCATCAGACATAGATAATGGTCCTGTAAGCTTAAACGTACCTTCTTCTGTGTCAATCATTACTATATATTTTTGATTTTTCATATCTCACCTTTTATATTGTGTTATAACTCATTCTTTGATGCCGTACAGCTCCAAATTTTGATTTTTATGCCTTAGCCCTTATGTTATTATATAAAATAATAATAACTCCAATATGGACAAACCAGGAGCATATATGTTTTTGCTAATATACACGCGCAAAATTTATTTGTATTACGCAAATAAATTTTGCGCGTACTTTATCGTTTTGCGTATACAAAAACCATTATTTAGTACATTTTATTATTGCGGTGTCGTAACTATTAAAATTAATAGCGCCAACCGCCTGGTGCGTCGCGCTTAGTATTAAGCGTACGACGTTCTGAACTTCTAAAAAAAGGTCTCCTTCTTGTTTAATGGTTAAAGTTAATCCATCGTTAATACAATGGTACTCAGTGCTAAGCGCTTCGTGCGTCGCGCTTAGCTGTTCAGTTTTTATTATAATCAATTCAATCCTTTTAAGCGCTTCGCTCTAGGCTCTACATTATTTAATTGGTTAAGATTCTAGTGTTATTACATTTTCAACTTTATCGTACGTGCTGGGCCCTAGGTCTAACATAAATTCTATCAAAGCGCTAGGGTCAGTAGAGAACCGACTAGGCAATTCAAATACGGCATAAGAGCCTATATTTGGTAGCTTATCGCCAGGCATATCTATATCAGTAAAGTAATCAGAGTCGTACGCAATTCTGATTGGTTTAACTGGTTCAGATTCTGGCGAGGTGATAACGACATTAATTTCGTCGTTGTCATACTCAAACGTTATAGTATTTCCTTCCTTCATACAATTTAAGACGACCTCAATGTCATAAACAGGTGTGTGCTCGTTAATATGAACGGAATAAACAGGCGGGGCGCCGTCTTTTGGCTCTGAGCGTTCACCTTCACAAAGATAGTGAACAAATTCGGCGCTAAAAGATACAGTCATTTTAGCTAGTATAGCAGTTAGTCTCAGTAAATCAGTTGTTGTTATATACATAATGTAGCTCCAGGTTCGTAGAGCCTAGAGCGAAGCGCTTGGTTGATACTGTATAGCTATAGTCTTGCAGGTTGGTTGTTACTTGGCTATTGGTCCTACGAACTTAGACGCTCGTATTAATGTACTACTTATATTTATTACTTCCATGTATACGCGAACATACCAAGCGACGCTACCGCCTGACATACCGATATATTTTATCTGGTCTTCTATCTGTTTCTTAGTAACCTTTAATGGGTCAGGTTGCGCATGAAACCAGGTCTTTAGTTGTTCAGACATCGGTACTTTTTTCGCTTCAACTAAGCCGTGCGATTCTTGTATATCGGTAACATACTTACGCGCTTCGGCTTTAGTCTTGAACAATTCATTCATAAACAGTAGTACTGTTATATCTTCAATTGTTCTACCGCTACTTAATTTTTCTACTACTAATTTTACAGTTGTTGTTGTATCAGTCATAATCTTATCCCGCTTTATTAATTCAATTGAGCAAGACTATAACTATACAGTATCATTCATTAATATCCAGTTATAATAGCCCGGTAATTATTTTTATTTAGTTATTTTATTACCGTACAAACTTTTAAATCCGTCGTCCCTAGTTATAAGATTATTACTACCGCTTACATCTTTATTGCGGGCCTTGTACATTTGAATATCGCGCCGAGCCGTCATATCGCATACGCCGTACTTATCTACTATACCGTCTATTTCTACCTGACCGCTAACGGACAGATTAAAATCTATATAGTAGGCTCTACTTTCTAAACAACTTTTATTTATGTTCATTATATTTAATCCTGTATATTATACCGGACTATTATAACTGGATATTAATTATTATATTTTATTAATATAATTTTATTATGCGAATTTTAAAAGAGCATCGGCTGAAGATGGAACAGGTTCAGCTTAATTAAATAAATTAAATAATTAATAATTTATTTATTTATTTAATAGATATATTATATACTGTTTATAATTAATTATAACATCTAAAAGCGAGTGCTTCCGGGCGGGCGGGGGGGTTAGAGCCGCGCGCGGCTCTAACCGGGAGAAGCGCAGAATTTTACGAACTTTTTAGCTTTTTGCATAATACAAATAAATAAGTGTTTACTTTTCGGCTTTATTGTGATATTATATATACATAATATTAAAAGGTGATTTATGTCTAACGAGTCAGTGTTAAAAATGCTGCGAGAGCACTCAAAAAACTCTAACTACCACCCGCTTAGCGCTTTGTTAGACCTCACGCAAGAGGCAGACGCGACAATTGGTGATCAGATAACTGTACACAAAACTATCGCTAAGTACGTAGAAGCTGAAAATAAAGCTATTGAGTTCAGCGGCAAAGTGACAAGCGGTGTGCAATTTAACTTCGATATGGTTAAAAATGCAGGTTAATTACGAAGCGGCTCGCACTATGTGTAAGTTCCACGCTGATGACAACTTCGTAAGAACAATTATGGGACCTATCGGCAGCGGCAAGTCTGTCGCATGCATAATGGAGATGGTTAAAAAATCTCTAGACCAAGAGCCTTTTTGGTCCAGCAAAGATAAAAAGATGGTCCGTAAGACCCGATGGGCGGTGATTCGTAATACTTATCGCGAGCTGCTAGACACTACAATGGAGTCGTTTTTCGACTGGTTCCCGAAAGAACTAGGTGACTACTCAGCGATGAATAGCAAGTACACCTTAAAACTAGACCTGCCAGATGGCACGCATGTTCACGCAGAGTTCTTGTTTAGAGCTCTAGACAGGCCAAATGATATTAAAAAGCTGCTGTCTCTAGAAATAACTGGTATGTGGATAAACGAAGCCAGAGAGATACCCAAAGCGGTATTAGATATGGGGGCAGGGCGCTGCGGCCGTTACCCTTCTAAAAGAGATGGGGGACCGTCATGGTTCGGTGTTATAATGGACACTAATCCACCAGATAATGACCACTGGTATTATAAGTTATTTGAAGAGAACCTACCGGATAATCATAGCATCTTCTACCAGCCGTCAGGTAAAGCTGACGACGCTGAGAATGTAGAAAATCTACCTGACGGTTATTATGATAAGATGCAGGCCGGTAAAGACAAAGAATGGGTGAATGTTTACGTGCATGGTAAGTATGGATTTATAGCCGACGGTAAACCTGTATGGCCTGAGTATAATGATGATATTCATCATACTAATGACGAATTGCCATTAACGGGTAATGGCACAGTGTATGTCGGCATAGACTTTGGTCTAACCCCGGCAGCTGTTATAGGTCAGAAAACAGCATCCGGACAGATACAGTTATTAGACGAGCTTGTAACAGAAGACATGGGCGCTGTCAATTTTGGTAAGCTATTACACGAGAAGCTAAGCACTGAGTACTGCGGTTGTGAATTAGAGATTTACGCGGACCCTGCCGGTGAGCAGCGAGCGCAAACTGATGAGGTAACACCTTTTCAGATTTTATGGAATCTAGGCATTGACGCTTGGCCGACATATACAAATGACTTTACGATCCGTCGTGAAGCCGTCGCCGACTACATGGGTAGATTATGTTTCACTGGCAAGCCTGCCTTTGTTGTCGGTCCTAAAGCTAAGATGCTACGTAAGGCCTTAGCTGGCGGTTATAAATATAAACGGATGCAAGTAGCAGGTGAGAGTAAGTTCCAAGACAAGCCTGATAAAGGCCGCTACTCGCACGTCGCCGATGCACTACAATACATGGTACTAGGGGCTGTAGGCGGCGAGCGCGTAATCGGTGGCTTTAAGAACAAAGATATCGAGTACAACAATAAAGGTATCGTCTGATGTCTAGTTTAATAGACATCATAAATTATGTTAACGAAGCAGGTAAAGACCAGCCGGAGAAGTGGCTAAAAGAGTATGCTTCAGGTGTAGGTAAACGACTTACGCCTGAAGGATTCGGCGAAGCGCTTGGCGACTCATTATCTATGGACCCGCGCACAGGTGATTACGGTGTAGTTGGTGTTGGGTCGCTCCAAGGGAAAAATAGTAAGCTGTGGGACAAAGCAGCGGGCGATAAAGCTGAAGGTATGTACAACGAGCGTGCTACCGCTAAAGAGATATGGGACGAGTCGATAAAAGATGGCGGCTTCGGGATATATCCTAGCAAGCGATACAATAACGCTAATCAGCCAGAGTTGCCTGAAAACATAAGAGATTTAATGGGTGAGCCAAAGCCTATAGCAGACTTTAAAATGGAAGTGCCACCTACAGATGTTAGGCGGGGCAATCTATATTCGATAGCTAATAAAAAAGTAGGTGATACTAGCCCGTTAAGTGACTACTACAGAAGTCCTAGAACTAATTACGCCTACCCTGAGATAGAGCAAAGAGCTTTAATCAGTATGATGGGCGATAAGCGCACGCCACCTGGCTTCAACGCGTCATATAGAAGTGGTATTTATAAGAACGCCGGCATGCATGAATTTGATATAAGCAGAGAGTTAAAGCCTAACGATATAGCAAAAGCTACTTTAGGTCAAAACCAATTACTTCCTATGTTCGAGCAACTTAACCAGTTAGCCATAGGAAAGATAGAAAGGTTCTCACCTGGTACTTATGCTAGAGACCCTAACTATAGTACTAATGCAGGCATGAATGAAGCTCGCGTGGCAGCTGAGCGCTTGACAATGACGTTACTATTACGAAAAGCCGGTAAGTCAGATGAAGAGATAATAGACTATCTTGAGAAGCACCCACCATTCGAAATGGGCGTGCCGATAAGAGAACAGACTACAAATAGCCGTATAGCACAAGACAGAGATTATAACGAGTCTATCGGCTACTTAAAAAGCGATGGTACGCCTGAGTCAAGAGGTCCATGGTCAAGCCCAGCACACATAGCGTACGGCAAAGATAATCCAGCTGATTTACAGAGAGCTGCAGCTAGAGACGCTATGAGGGCTCAACAGCAAAAGATGGATAAGCGCAGTCAAGCTGAAAGAGCTGACCTTAATGATTTATACGAGTCCACTATAGCCTCCAAGCCGGATGTGATTCAGCATAAAATACCGACTAAAGATGACTGGGGTCTAGGTAGCAAGTTGCAAGCTCAAATAGATGCACAAAAATAAAATTTGTATATACAAAACGAGATAAGATGAACAAAGACGATGTGCTATCAATTATAGGTAATGAGCTTTCAAACTCTTTTACAGACGAGTCGGATTTAGCTGAAGCCTTGAATTTGTATCTAGGTAATCCTAATGGCGAAGAAGTAGAGGGCCGTAGCACGACAACTTCTACAGACGTAGCAGATACCATTGAGTGGATAATGCCGCAGATAATGAAGTCGTTCACTCAAAATAACGAGATAGTAATTTTTGATCCCGTACACGATGGCGATGAAACGCAAGCAGAGCTCGAATCAGAGTATGTGTATGATGTTATAATGAAGCAGAACAATGGGTTCGTCGCTATACATCAGATGGTTAAAGACGCTCTAATGCAACGTAACGGTATATTAAAAGTATACTACGACAAAACAGAGACCACCACTGTAAAAGAGTTTACAGGAATACCAGAGCAACAATTAATGGCATTGCTAGCAGTTCCTAACTCTGAGCTGTTAGAGCAAAGTAGCTACGTGGATGAGGTAGCTACGCAACAGAAAAAACAGCAACTAAGTAGTCAAATGCAAGCTGCGCAACAGCAAGCTCAGCAAACAGGTGATAATAGTAAAGTTATAGCTATTCAAAAAGAGTTAGCTAAGCCGGTACAAGTTCATGATGTTAGAGTCGCGTTTACAGATTCTAACGGTAAAATAGTCATAGACCCTGTGGCACCAGAAGAGTTTAGAATAGCGGCAGGCCACAATAGTATAGACACTGAAAACGTTAGATTCTCTGCTCATGTTACAAGCAAAACAGTATCCGACATTCGTAAAGAGTATGATATATCAGAAGAGACTTTAAAGGATTTACCGTCAGATACGAAAATTAACTCTGAAGACTATAGGTTTGCGTTGCAAGAAGGGTCCGCGTTAGTAACATCAGACACAGATAACGGTGACGACTCTCAACGCGAGGTGGATGTGGCTGAGTGTTATATCAATATAGATATAGATGATACTGGTATAGCGAAACTAATGAAGATAACTGTTGTAGGAGTTGATACACCTACTGATATCTTATCTATAGAAGAAGTTGACAGATTACCCTGGGTTACAGTTACGCCTATAATAATGAGCCATAAGTTTCAAGGGCGGTCTATAACAGATAGAATTAAAGAGATACAACAACAGAAAACAGCTGTGCTACGCAACACACTAGATAATTTCTACTTACAGAATAATCAGAGAACAATAATAGTAGATAACCAGGTAGAAATTGCCGATTTGCTAGTTAGTAGGCCAGGCGGGGTCATACGTACTAAGAACATAAACGCTATAGCTCCACTGGTAACACCGGCGATAGGGGACGCAGCGCTTAATACTTTAGGCTATTTAGATAAAGTCAGGGCCGGCCGTACAGGTGTAGAAGCTGACGGAACCGCTACACCTCAGGATATAGGCGACCGTGTAGGCTCTAATGGTGTAGATCGGATGATGTCAGCCAAAGAAGAGTTGGTAGGTCTTATCATACGTGTAATCGCTGAGACAGGTATAAAGCCTTTGTGTTGTAAAGTGCGTGATTTAGCCGTAGAACACACAGATGCCATCACCGACTTTAGGTTTAGAGGTGTATGGAGAAAGGTTAATCCTGCTAAATGGCCTGAAAGAACAAAGACAACCGTAAGAGTCGGCACAGGGTCTGGTGACCATAATAGGCAGGTAGCGGCGCTGCAAGCTGTGCTACAGATACAAAAAGAGATAGTATCTAACCCTAAAGCCTCGCTGGTCACTCAAAAAGAAGCCTACGCCGCCCTGGACGATTTCTGTAAATACTCAGGGTTAAACGGAGCCTCACGCTACTTTTTGGACCCTGAGAGCCCTAAAGGTAAGCAGCTTGAAATGCATAATAATAAGAAGTCGGAAGAAGACCTTAACCGCGAGTTGCAAATGCAGCAAGCTATGGCTAAATCACAGCTTGATTTAGCCGCTGCTGAGCAAGCTAAAGCACAAGCGCAGATATACTCAGCTCAGTCTAAGGCCCAAGTAGAAGCTATAAAAAATCAGCTTACTTTACAGAAACAAACTAGCGAGTCAGAGACTAAGCTTCTTAAGCAGCAGCTAGAAGAAGCAAAAGCGGTGGCTGATGCTACAGTGAAATCAGCGGACCTTGCCTTACGTAAGTACACAGTTGATCAACAGACAACTCTAGAGCTCACACGCATAGAAGCTGATAAGCTAAAAGAGCAAAATGATAACTATACAGAGAATATGGGTACAGTGAGTGAATAATCAAATAAGAGATGAGATAGCTACAGGTAAGAGAGCAGAGGCCGCGTATAGTGAATTCATAGGGCCCTTTATTCGTGACAAACGTGAACAGCTTATAGACGCCTTTGATGCTGTAGACATCGATAAAGTTAACACTATATTAGAAATAAAACGTACTCTTAAGTCACTTAAGCTGTTAGAAGAAGAGATACAGACAGCTATTCAAACAGGTAAACTAGCAAAAATAGGAGCAACAAATGGCACAAACTAACTCGAACATACCAGAATCGAGCGTTACAGCTGTCACTGACATACTAAGCGGTGGTGAAGAAGTAGATGCGGAAGAAGTAGATGC